TATACCTTTTTAACTCAACTGTAAAAGCAGATTTGAAAGGGTTTATCAACCAAAACAAGGAAATAAAAGGCTATGGTTTTAATATAGCTTTTGATACTGAAGGGTCAAATGTTACCGCTACTATTAACGAGCAACAGCTTATTGTGGATGAGTTCGCCGCTGAAAATCGTTTGATTGACTTTGTTATCGTTGGCTTCAATGATCTTGACGATTATACGGTTGACTTGTTTGAATTAACAGCCGCTAACGTTTCCGTTTGTGCGGCTTGCTCTGATGACTCGGGAATCGTACGTGTAGGTTCCGCTTTAGGAATGTTAGCCGCTCGAAAAATCAACGAAAATTTGGGGTCGGTTAACATTGAGAAAAAACCGTTATCCAAACGTGGCACACAAGATTATCCTCTTACGGATGAGAAAAAAGGACGATGGTTAGAGGCTTATTTGTCAAATGGAGAAACGGTTGATTCAATTGACAAAGCAGTGTTAAATGATATTATTGCTAAAGGCTACATCGTGGCGGCAGCGTATGAAGGTTATGCGGGCTTCTTTTTTGAGAACTCCTACACCTGTATAGACAATACGTCTGATTTTGCCTTTATCGAAAACAACCGTACCTGGAACAAAGCGGCTCGAATTATTAGAGCCACATTACTTCCAGAGGTTAAAGGTCGAGTAAAAAAAGACCCAACCACGGGTTTCATAGCTTCTACAACTGTAGGTCGTTGGATGGGACTTGTAAACAAAGCCCTTGAAGCAATGATAACTGCCGACGAAATTAGTGGTTTTGATGTGTACATCAACGAAAAACAAGTAGTAACTCAAACATCTCCTGCAAAGGTCAAAGCTTTAATCGTGGCAGACGGAATTGTCCACGAGTTTGAAGTAGCGGTAGGATTAACAAATAGTATTTAACTATGGCAACTATTATAAACAAATTTGGAACAATGCAAGGATGGAACTCCGTCCTGTGCAACCTACTTGGCCGTGATGTAGAGGGATTTACTTCCATTAAATACACCGACGAAGTTGCAAAAGAAAATGTAAAAGGTGGTGGCATGTACCCAATAGGTAGATCAATATCTAATTATGAAGCTGAGGCTTCAATTGCCCTTTATAAAGAAGAGGTGGACGCTATCCGAGTTTCACTCCCTAAAGGGAAAAGGCTTCAAGATATTGCTCCATTTGATATTACGGTTGAATACCAAAATCCTGAAGGATTAATTATGAGAGATCGTATTCGTAACTGCGAGTTTACAAACTCGGGTGTGGAGGTGTCTCAAGGCGATGGAACTATCGCTATGGAGTATAAACTGATTGTTTCACATATTGAATACAACGTAATCTAATGGAAGGAATCGAAAACATTGAAGTTACAGCGGAACAAGTAATACCGCCAACAGTTGTACACCCTTTTGGTGAAACTGAAATAGAAGCTCACGCCGCTAAATGCGGTGGTCGTAGAAATTTAAGAGAAATTCCAATTACTACAGACGATAACGAGCAATTTGTCTATTTAGTAAAAAAACCAACCAGGGCAGTAATGCAAGCACTGGCTGAGGAGGAAAACAAAGGTGACAAAAAGAACGTCACCAATATCCAAAAACTAATGTTAGGCTGTGTTCTGGAGGGTGATAGAGAGGCTTATGAATATGATGGGGCTATTTATTCCCAGTTATTAAAATCGATTGGTTCCTTAGTTAAAACAGCACAGTCGGATATAAAAAAGATTTAGACGGGTTTTGGCTAAACCCTGAGGATGAAAAGCAATCGGACGACTGGATTCGTAAAATTAATGCGGTAATCCGAGTGCATTTCAACATCAATCCCGAAGAGCTCACAGATCAGGAATTTACACAACGCTTTCAAGAATGGGTGTATGTGAATCGATTAAAACAAAACGCTCAGGAGGCTATGCTCGAAAAAACATTTAGAAAGGTGCTTGTCGAAGTTGTGAATGCAGTTTTTGCAGGAATGGAAAGTAAAAAATAATTATGGACACTACTACATCATGGATACTAGATTTTGTTGACCAAATTACGAAGCCTGTAAAGGACGTAATGAAATCAGTTAATAAAATGACCCTTGGTTTGGAGGATGTTAGTGATGCCGTGAAACTTTCAGAAAAAGACACCCGAGTTGCACTTACAAAATCTAAGGAATACTATAAGGATTTAGAAAAATCAATTAAGGAAGTTGAGAAGGAACTCAAGGATTTAGAAAAAGCCAAAAAAAGTGATTCTTGGACTGATCAACAAGCGGCCAATGCTGCATACGACCAAGCAAAAATAAAAGTAGAAAAGTACCGTAAAGCTCTACAAGGAGCTGATGAGGACGTCAAAGATTTGACTGATCAGGTAGGTAAGTTTGATGAAAAAGCATCGAAGTGGACAGACCTAGCCACAGGAATTAATCAAGGAATTGAATTAATTCAAAAAGCAACTAGTAGTCTTGACTTTAGTGTAGATGTTCAGAACTTAACTGTACAGGTACAACGAATGACTGATTTAACAGGCGATGCTCTTGATGATTTTGTGAGACGCTCTAGAAATATTGCAAAGGTTTATGATGAGGATGCTCAAGATATTGCGAGAGCTGCTAACGCCATGACCGAGCAAAACGGCGGTTCATTCGAAGAAAATTTAAAGCTCATTGAAGAGGGCTATAAAAAAGGAGCTAATGCAAATGGTGATTTTATTGACCAGTTAAAGGAGTATCAACCTTTCATTAAACAATTAGGTTTAGACCAATCGCAAGCTATTGCGTTGATCGCTCAATCAGGTAAAAAAGGTATTTTTTCAGACAAAGCAATTGATTCATTAAAGGAGGGAAACCTTGCCTTGAGAGAAATGGGAAAGACTCAAATTGATGCTTTGGCGGGAATAAAATTAAAACCTGAGGACATAGTTGATAAAACACCTATCGAAGCTATGAAGCTGATTACATCTCAAATGAAAGATAAGTCAGTTCAAGCTCGGCAAATGATTTTGACTGATATTTTTAAGGGAGCTGGAGAAGACGCAGGGATGGCCTTTATAGAAGGAATAGCTACAATGGATTTAGACATAAATAATCTTCCAACCGTGGAGCAAGCTGGTGCTGGTATCAAGGGTTTTTTTGCAGATATCAGTACATGGGCGGGACAAGCCTTTGGTAATATTGGTATTTATGCTCAGCAATTATCACCTATGATAGAAGTTGTTGCGGGAGGAATCCCAATTTATCAGGCACTTACAAAAGCAACGTGGTTTCAATCTATTGCGACGAAGGCGGCCACGGCTTCTCAATGGCTTTTAAATATAGCAATGGACGCCAATCCAATAGGTCTTTTGATTGTAGGTATTGCAGCCTTAATCGGAATTGTTGCGGTGGCGATATCCTATTATGATGATTTTGGGTCGGCTATGTTATTTGTACTTGGCCCTCTTGGCCTGCTTATAAATTTAGTCATGAGTTTTAAAGAACATTGGGACAGCATAGGATCAGCCTTTCAATCAGACGGAATTGTTGGAGGTATAAAAAGAATTGGTTTGGTTATTCTAAATTCTCTTTTAAAACCCGTTCAACAATTGCTGCAGCTTTTATCACATATACCGGGACTTGGAAATCTTGCTGGTACAGGAGCAAAATGGATTGAGGATTTTAGAAAAAGCAATCAACTTATTGGATCAGGAGAAAAGACTGGAGATAATGCTTCAGTAAAAAAGAAAACAACAGGAGTAAATGACTATCTCAAGAAAACACCTGATGTTTTAGGAGCGGTACCAGACCTAACTAAAAAGAAAAAAGGAAGAGGCGAAGGCGACGGTATAAATGTAGGCTCAGGCTCTAATGGTATTAAATCAATAGTAATGAACCTCACCGTTAATAACGCATTTAGTGTTGGTAAAGGCGAAAATATTAGAAATATAGCAGACCAAATAACGAGTCATATTAACGACCGTTTGCGTGATTCTGTAGTTAATTTAGGAGGATAAAATGGCAGATTTAAGGTATAACGTTTCTAAACTTTTTCAAGCGGCTTTCGGTATAAATAGCCCGATTTATATAACGGAGCCGTTTGCTAAAAACACACCCGCTAATATAAGTTTTAAAGGTATAGAGATGCTCCCCGATTATTATAAAGCAGATGCCGTGAGTTGGATGGGTACGCCCATCATGTTTTCGGCTAAGTTTTTAGGACGTTCTTATAAAAGATACACACCTCAGGGTGAAATTGAAATTGTACAGATGGACGATTTTCAACTCCCCGCTGCTACGATGTTTAGTTTTAGAAGAGCGCACAATATCACGAGGACTAACTTGCTGGGGAGTAACGGAACTGTCAAAGAGATTTATGGCTTTGACGACTGGATAATTGATGTTCGTGGTATTTGTTTAGATGAGCCTAACCAATCGGCTCATGAACAATTAGAACAACTCCTAAAATGGGAGGAACTGGCAGACGGTATTGATATTAGTGGCTCGCTTTTCGAACAGCGTAAAATATCGAGAGTTTGCATTGCCGATTGGAGTGATAATTTACAACAGGGAAGTTCTGGAGTAATTCCTTTTCAATTTCAATTATTTAGTGACGAAGATATACTATTAGTGCTATGACGTTAACAATGACCTGTAAAATAGTGTTTCATAAAAACGAACGCCGTACTGATATTATTCTAAATCGTGCCACCGAAATTGAAATAGAAAGCACCTGGAAAGAAATGACCGATAGAGGCTCTTTGACTTTACCTCGTAATGTTCGCTATTTTGACAAATACAATGTTCGCGAGGTTTTCCGTAAAGGTGATGCCGTGACCATTTATTTTGGATATGACGGGAACAACGAAAAAGAGTTTGAAGGTTACATCGCTGAGGTATCAGCAGATATTCCAATTGTAATTAAGTTTGAAGATGAAATGTTTAACGTTCGAAAGATACCTGTTAACTTTTCATCGGCTAACATTGGCTTGAAGGAGCTTTTGCAAAAAATAATACCAGGTTACGAAATTGATGCCCTAGAGGGCGTTCAGTTAGGAGCCGTAAGATTATCAAAAACTGGCATTGGTGCGGTACTTGAAAAACTGCAAAGTGATTGGGGGCTATATACCTACATGCGAGGAAAAACGGTTGTTTGTGGTAAATATTATGTGGATGAAAGTGAATATGATGCAATCAGTTTTAACCTTGAGCGCAATTGTGTATCGACGGCTTTAAATTATAAAAAGAAAGAGGATGTGAGCCTTAAAATTAGGGTTGTATCCACACTTTCAAACGGTCAAAAGATCGAGGTTGATAATATTGGAGATAAGGATGGGAATGAACGCCAGTTGACTTTTTACAATATTGAAATCAGAGCAGAACTGGAGCGATTGGGTAAACTCGAATATGAAAAATATAAAGTAGACAAATTTGAAGGATCATTTGCTGCTTTTGGAATACCAACACTAAGACACGGTTTAAAGGTCTCGATCAAAAGTAATTTATATAATGACCGAAACGGAAATTATTACATCGAAAAAGTAGTTAAAAAATTTAGCTCATCAGGAATAAGACAAGATATAACCTTAGGCGATAAAGTAGCATAATGGAAGGAGTAACGGAATTCAACCAATTATTAAGTCAAAAAATTAGAGAGCTAATTCCCATTCAAACGGCTTGGGCTACTGCTAAAGATATCGACTGGGATAAAAAAACAATGACCGCTACGGGCTTGACGGACGACCTCGATTATCACGATGTCTTATTGGGTATTGGTACAGAATATAAAAAGCCAAAGCAAGGCACAAAGTGTCTTATAGGGATTGTAAGCAATTCGGCAAACGCTTTTTTAATCACAGCTGAAGAAATTGACGAAACTATTTTTACAAGTGGTGAAAGTCAATTAACAATAAAAAAGGAAGGCTTTATAATAAAGCAATCTGATGAGAGCCTTAAAACAATTTTTGAGGATATGATTGATGAGATTAATAAAATAATTGTAATCAATGGCACCTCAATAAATGTAGCGGCGATGAAAGTAATTAAAGAGCGTTTAAAAACTGTTTTAATAGAATAAAAATGGCAGCAATTACAAAGGCACAATTAGCTAATTTAATAAAAGAGGCTTTCGATTTTGACTCAGATAAAGAGGTTAGTCCCGCCGAGGCAAGACAACGCCAAGCGGATAAAATAGCGGATGCAGTTAGTCAATTTGTAATAGGAAGAACGACTACCGTAACGGGTACATCTGCAACGGGCGGAGTTGTCACGGGAACAGGAACAATAAAGGTGTAGTATGGCAGGTAAGGGAATATTATTAGACGAAAACAACGACTTACTAATTATAGGTAAGCGAATGATTGTTGGTGATTCCCAAATGCAGGAAGTCGCCATCATCTTAGAAATGAATCAAGGCGCTTTAAAGTTTAGCCCACTTCTTGGAGCCGATTTGGTACAACTTTTAAAATCCAACGCTTCAAAAGTAGATGTTCAAAGAAGAGTGCGTATTCAATTAGAAAAAGATGGAAAAGACTATAGTGCAATTAAGAATAAAATTAAAATAACAAGCTAATGTACGAAATCATCAAGCCTTATTTGGGAGAGGCATTCACGGCTTTGGTAGTTGGCTTACCAACTTGGTATTTTACCAGACGAAAAAATAATGCAGAGGTTTCTACAACAGAAATTGATAATGGAGGAAAAGTAGTTGGATTGTATAAAGAGGCATTAGATGATTTACCACATCGATATGAAGAAAAGTACAAACATGTACAAGAAATGGCTCAAAATGTAGAAAAGCTATTTGAGAAAAAAGAGGCTTTGTTACTTCAGGAAATTGAGTACCACAAAAAAACTGCCGCATTGTACAAAAAAATGTACGATGACAAAGTAAAGGAGTTTAACAAGTATAAAAAAGAGCATCCATGAGGGTAATGTCAGGACAGAGTTTATGTGATATAGCCGTTCAGGAGGACGGCAACATCGAAACTGTTTTCGAGTGGGCTCTAAAAAATGGTAAATCTATAACCGAAAAGCTTATTTCTGGAGAAACATTGGTAAGCCCTAATAGCGAATTGAAAAACAAACCGCTTTCGGAATATTTTAATGGCACTCAAAAGAAGATAGCCACAGCAATAACAAACCAAAATTACGAGCTTATTGTTCCAGACGAAGGAATTGGTGCAATGATAATTGAATCAACATTTATAGTACAGTAATGGCAAGAACTAAAAAACAAATAAAAGCAGAAATCACAACGCCGTTTATGGCCAATGAGACATTGGCTGCAAAGTATGAATTTGCTATTGGAGCTTCGTTTGATAATGAATTTTCATTAGTGAGTTTGGAGAATATCCTTTTCGAGATTTTGGCTTTGGCAATTTTTGTTTTCGAATTGTTTTTTAACCAACATACTAAAGAGGTTGACGAAAAATTAGCGAATCAAAAATCAGGTACAAAACCATGGTATCGCTATATGGCTTTGCGCTTTCAATTTGGTTTTGACTTGCTGCCTGATACCGATGTTTTTAATAACAGTAACGCCACGGAGGAACAAATTGAAGCCTCAAAAATTATCAAATATTCAGCGGTTAATGAGGCACAAGATAGTAGCCGTGTGATTTTGAAAATAGCTGGAGAGGTTGACGGTAAGTTGAGCAATTTTACTGATCCCGCACAAGTAGAAGCAATAGAGGCTTACATCAATGAAATAAGAGTTGCAGGTGTCGAAGTTACTATAATCAATTACAAGGCTGATCAATTGTATTTGAATTTAAGAATTAAGCGTGATCCATTAGTTCTCAATGAAATGGGGATGAGTAAGCTTGATGCTAATTATCCAGTGAACGAAGCTCTTCAGGAATTTATGAAAGAACTGGATTTTAATGGCGAATTACGCTTGTCGGCTCTTATTGATAAACTTCAATTTATTGCTGGTGTTCTGGATGCTACTGTAATAAGTGCCTCAAGTGCATGGATTGACCCCGCTTTAGACGGCTATGGAGTTCCTCAGCCAATTTTTGTTTCTAAAATTGCTGAAAGCGGTTATTTCGAGATTGTAACCTTTAATAATATTAGCTATGTGGTATAAGATAGACTGGAATATTCTGGCACTTGATCAAATACCTATCGCCTTGCGAAAGCCTTCGGTTTCGGCTTTGGGTCAAATAATATTGAAACCATTGAACTCACTCTATTACAAATGGTACAACTGGCGAATAGACAATATTTATAAGCTCGAGCACAATGGTCAAATATGCTATTTGCGAGGTTCATTAAATGACAAATTTGACCCTGTAGAAAGGCGAATTTATATAGGTAATGGGCTTTTATTCGATACACAATACATATTTACAGAAGCTGAAGAACAGGACGTTTGGCTTGAAACTGAGGAAGAGGAAGAAACGATTTGGCTAAGAACCGAAGCCGAAACGGCCGACACAGGACTTGATTTCATTGTTTATGTTCCTGAAAGTATTTACAACAACCAAATTGATGGATTGAAGGCTCACATAGATTTTTACAAAGCAGGTGGTAAACGCTATAATATTTTAATAAATGAATAAATCAACTTTTATACAAACAGGAGGCTATCCTTTAAAGGCCGAACGATTGCAGGAGCTGCAAACGGCTTATTCGATTTTCAACGCATTGGGGGCGTTGGCAGGCGACTTAACTATTATTTTGGGTTGTGAAGTTTTAGGAACTAATGTAGGTGATGGTTATGTGTACATTGAAGGCGAATTGTACCATTTTAAAGGTGGTGCGTTTAATGAAAATTCAACTGTTATAATCATCGAAGAACCAGTAAATCGAGGATTTAAAAACGGAGTAGTCAAACAAGTTTATGCTATACGCTACGCAACTTTTGGAACTAATCCTGAAGCTTCATGGCCTTGGGCTAGTTTCAAAGCTGTAGATGCAATGAGCGTGATGATGGCTAGGCTCGATACAATGGAAAAGAAAACCGCCGTTTTCCAAGCAGGTGGCGGTATGGTACTATGGAATAAAGCTGCAGCAGATATCCCTAATGGATGGCAGGAAGTTGTTGACTGGCGTGGTCGTATGCCTGTAGGGTTTGATGAAAATCAAACGGAATTTAATGCTGTAGGAAAACCAGGTGGTGCTAAAAACAAAACACTATCCGTTAATGAACTTCCGAAACATAATTTTTACACCTTTTCACCATCAAATACAGCTATTTCTAATAATACTGTTGATGGAAATACCTTTCCAGTGGCCGATGCAGATGGAACAGGTTGGGGTAATGAAACCTATAGAATAAGACGCTCCGCCACAAAACCAACTTTAGGTAAGTCTTCAGAGATTGGTGGTGATCAACAGTTTTCATTGCTTAACCCTTATAGAGTAGTATTATTTATTGAATATATAGGATAACCCTTCGAGAGAATTAGAGTTACCAAACTTAAAAATTAAATTATATGGCATCATTAGCAGAAATATACGAATGGTTTATGACAGGCAAAAAGCCGACACAACCGCAATTTTGGGCTACTTTCGGCAGTTTTCGCCACAAAGAAGAAACTATACCGCAAAGTGCGATTTCGAACCTTACAACTGTACTAGCGGCTAAAACCGAAAACACACAATTTAATGCTCATAAAGTGGCAACTGATGCGCACAAAGAGTTGTTTGATTTAAAGCAAAGCTTAACAGATAAAGGCGCACAAGGTGGCTATGCTCCATTGAATGAGTTTACAAAATTGGCTAGCGCCTATTTGGATATAGTTGATGACTTGGTAACGGGTGGTTCTACTTCCGTAGCTAGTGCTGAAACTGTGAAAACACTTAAAAATTCAATTGACGGTATCAATACTTTACTGACCTCAAATGACTTGAACCTGGACACTGTTCAAGAAATTGTAGACGCTATCAAAACAGTACAGCTTTCGCTTACTTCTATACTGGTGAACAACCTGACTAGTGGCGGAACCACGAAAGCACTTACTGCAGAAATGGGTAAAACTTTGAAGGGTTTGATTGATGCTTTGACTACTACAGTTGCTAATTTGTCGTTCTCTGTTGTTACGACTAGCAAGCCCATTTTATCGACTGCTCTAGCTACTCAAAACGTGGCGGGAATTGTAACTTACATCAATGCGCTATCGCCAGTTCTTGTAGTTGCTACTAATGAAATTGTAAAATTCAATACGACAGATACTGGTCGTGTTTTTGAATTGAAATTACGTGGTCGAAGCTTTGGTGTTGGTCAACCTGCGATTGTTGCAGCCGATGTTTTTGAAGTTACTGACTTCTTGAATAAGGACATAAAACTTAGCAATTACCCAAATACAAGGAATGATGGGCAATTACCAACGAATAAAGTGCTAAGCACTGATGCATCAGGAAATATTAAGTTGTATTCTATGGCTGTAAGTCCAGCACCGTATATAAACGAATTAGTGCCTGATAGCTATTTACCAAGCACTACAGGAAATATAAGAATACATGGTGATTTTTTCACACCTGCAATGTGTGACAGAGTTTCTAATCCTACGGCTATCGTTATTGGTGGCGTTACAACAATTCATTATGCCACATTTGTGAGCTCTCAGGAATTATTGATTAACGTAACTACAGGAAATGTTGAAGGTAGTTTTCCTTGTACGTTAAATAATGGATTAAGTACAACTAAGGCTAATGCATTATTGATTAGCTATGGTAATGTGTTTTCTCCAATTGAAACAGATTTCCTAGTGTCACAAGGCGCCCCAGATATATCGATTAAGGGAGAGATTCATTTAACTATTTTTCAATCTGGTGTTAAACTTAGAATTAAGGAAACAATTTTTAAAACGGTTCCAAATAAGAATTATAAGATTATTTGGAACTGGAAAGTTTCTCCTTTAGGCTCCACTACGAGCGTTGGCGGTTATGATACTGAAACTCAATACGTCGGATTGAGTAGAGTAAGTGACGGGGCATCAATATACAGAGTCGGTATGGGAGCTTACAACGGTGGTACAATGTGGTCTGCGTTTAATGACTATTTAGGAGCTGGACTACAAGGGTATAACAGTGATATTGCTTCTGAGGTAGCTTCTAATTGGGCATTTCAAAGGACTAATGGTATTTGGGTATTATTAAGAGACGGTTTACCATTTAAAACAATTAGTTATCAAGAAAATGGCGAAATGTATGTTGTTTTTGGAACACGTTCATTAGACCTTGTAAATATTAAAATTGTAACAATTTAGACTATGGCACAATTAGTAATAGATTATATCGTAGAATTAAAAGGCATCAATTTGAACACCCTGACCGATGCTGACTTTAGTAAGTTATCATGGTTAAACGAGCGTGAGCCTGTAAGCAATATGAAAGGCGAAAAAGTCTCGAAATCTTATTTTTATGAGAACAAAAAAGAGGCTGTTAGAATTGTTTACAATAAGCTATTTGGCAACTATGAATACAATGGCACGACTTATTCAAATGTTTTTTTGGGATGGAAAAAAGAAATGTGTTGGCTAGATTGGGCGGGCGATATTGCATTTCGTAAAGAGATGCAACCGTACTATTTTAATCTTGAGCCAGTATTTGTTGGTGATGGTTCAGAAACGATTAGCGGTTTCTCAAGCCCTAAGATGCGCAAAAGCATGAAAGAGGAACGTTACGCCGCAGATGATTATTTGCAGGCTAAAAACCCAAATTTGTACGCTTTTCTATATGCCAATTACAGCAACCAATACAACGGTTATTTGCGTACTGGTATCAAAAATGAATTTGTTGCAGCTATGAATAATGAGGCAAACCCTGATGTCCTAGCAGTTTTGAACAAAGAAGTTTTTGGTTTTGAGCCAATGATCGTTAAGGATTTAATTTTAATGAATTTACAATAGTATGGGAACAATTTTAGCATTTATATCATTGGTTTTGGCAGGCTTGTTATTTCCTTTTGGTTTGATAATTACTTTTTTTATCAACCTCTACAAGCGACAATGGAAGCTATCCTTTAAACGATTAGACGATCAGTTTTTAAGCATTGCCACAAGCGTAGACGCTTCGGGTAATGTAGTTTGCAAGGACTTGTTTAACCTTGTTTTAATTCAAAAAGGAGGTTATGAGTTTGGCAAACGAAAGGAAACTATATCGAGTGTTTTAGGGAAAAATCAACGTGATGGCACGCTCACAACCATAGGCAAAAGCGTTGCTTTTATCCTTGACAAAATAGATCCAAATCACTGCTTTAATAGTATTGATAGTTTAGTGTAATTCTCAGGAGGACGGGAAGTAAAAAAAGTCCTCCAACATTTTTAACTCTTACCACAGAATTTAAAAATATAGCACGAAGCCACAGGCGTTGGAGGACAATAAGTCTTCTATGCCTGTGGCTTTGCTATTTTAATAATTCTGTGGTGGTACAAAGTAAATCAAATTAAAATTAATAATCAATCATCAATCAAAAAACGAATGGGAACAAAAACATTTAATTACAAAGAGCAGTACGGAGTTATTGTAGTTTGTAAAACTGAGGAGGAGCAAAAAGAAATTTTTGAGGAACTTCAAAAAAAAGGTCTAACACTTAAAGTAGTAACTGTATGATTTTTAAAGTAAACCATAGCTGCAAAGATTTTGAAAGCTATAGAGCACAAAGAGTAAAGTCTCTATTTAATGCCGAAAGCGGTTCCAATTGGAGCCAAGAATTTAATATTGAAATTGATGACCTTGATTGGGGCATCGGTCTGATTGTTGGTACCTCGGGAAGTGGAAAAACTTCACTTGGTCGTCAATTTTTCGGAGAAGATAAACTACACGATCTATACGAAGGTTGGGATAACACAAAACCTATTGTAGACTGTATTTTACCAAACGGAGATTTTAACCAAACAACGGCCGCACTTTCATCTGTAGGTTTGGGCGATGTGCCAAGTTGGTTACGACCTTTTAACGCACTATCGAACGGTCAGCAATTTAGGGCGGGATTAGCCCGCTTAGTTTCAGAGGCTCCCGATGAATCTGTAGTTGATGAATTTACCTCTGTAATTGACCGACAAATTGCCAAAATTGGGGCGATGGCTTTTGCTAAGAATTGGCGAAAAAATAAAGGTAAAAAAGTAGTTTTATTATCCTGCCACTACGATATAATTGAATGGCTCCAACCAGACTGGGTGTACGATGTAAACACCAAAGTATTAAAAAAAAAATTGAAATCGCTAACAGGCCAAACATCAAGCTTGATATTTGGAAGGTCAACGGAACTTACTGGAAACTCTTTAAAGAGCATTACTATCTAGACCTACCACACCCTCCCGCTGCGGAGTATTTTGTTGCGACTGTGAACGGAGAACTTGTGGCTCACGTTGCTGTTTGTCCTTTATTTACGGCCAATGCATATCGTGCAACACGATTAGTTGTGATGCCTGAGTGGCAAGGTGCGGGAGTAGGAACTGCTTTTTTAAATGAAATTATGCAGTACCATTTAGAGGGCAACGGTCGTTGCAATAGAGAATACCATACCTTTTTTCACACCTCTCACCCGCAGCTATGCGGCTATTTAAGGCACTCGGGTAAATGGATTCAAACAGGCGCCATGTTGTACGGCTCAAATAAGAAAAGAAGTGGCGAAAGCATCGTAAAAACTGGCAAAAAAGGAGGCATAACAGGATGTGGATATGGCGGACATTTTAGAGCAGTTCAAAGTTTTAAATATTTAGGAAAATGAAAAAAATAAGAGTTTTTATAAGCGGACAAAAGTATTTTGGTGAGTTGGTATTGAATTTATGTAATAATTTAGATTTTATTGAGGTTGTGGGCGTTTGCGCACCTCTGGACGATAAGTATATTACTAAAACAGCCCGTATTTTTGAGATTCCCGTTATCGCAGCGGGAACATTAAAAGCCGATACAATGCCCGATAATGTTGATGTGGGTATTACCGCCCACTCATTTGATTATATCGGCACACGAACAAGATACAAGGCTAAAATCGGGTGGATTGGCTACCATCCAAGCCTATTACCTAGACATAGAGGTCGTTCATCTATTGAATGGGCGGTTAGAATGCGTGACGCTATTACGGGCGGTTCGGTATTTTGGCTTAATAACGGTATCGACCGTGGTGACATTGCTTATCAAGAACTTTGTTTTATTGATCCAAAGCTTTACGCAATGGATTCGAGAAAAGCCGCAAAGATTCTTTGGGAGCACGAACTACAGGACATGGGGCTAAAATTGATTGAAAAGGCTTTGTTGGATATAAGCAGAGGAATTATTATAAAGATACCGCAAAAGAAAGAATTTAGCACATTTGAACCTAATGCGGACGTCAAGGACGTCTTTAAACCTGATTTACTAATGTTGGAGCGCAACGCTTCTAAAAGTAGCTAAAAAAGCCCCATTTGTGGCTTTTTAAATATAGTTTAAACTGTGTTTAAAGTATTAGTATATTTGTCTAATAAATGGAAATTTTGTTTTACGTAAGTGGAAATTTCGATTTTTCGATTATACTCCGCACATAAAATAAATTTTACTTTTAATTTTTTCTCTGCTTTGTGCATAGTT